TTTCCTGTAAGAGAAGCACAGATGTATTTTTGTCTCCTGCTTTTACTGTCTCTGGATTAAACATATATTTCTCTCCTTTCTCTCCTGCTTGTGCGGTATTAGGCAATGCATTTTCAGATTTTGCGGGTACAGATGCATCAGATGCAATACTATAATCCGGTGTACAGAACTTAGTTCCGGGCATCTGGCTGTTAAGATAACTCTTTGCACAGACACCGCCGCCATTTGCAATAATTCCAGATGCGCCAGAAGTATTTCCCTCGATGGTATAGAACCTGTCTCCGATTACGGCCGTTACGATGCCGGTATGAGTGAAAGTTCCATTATGATAAAAAATTACAATATCACCGATCTTTGGATTAGCGTTCCTTGTAAATAAATTACCAAGTGTTGGGCAGTAAACATAGGGCCAGTGTTTCAACAGTTTCTTTGCTTTTTCCTGTCCGAATGCTTCCATAAAACACCAACTCACGAATGCTGCGCACCAAGGCTGTCCTTGATATGATGGCTTAATGTCTCGCCAATACTTCGTATAGTTGTTCGAACCGGCGTTTGCAGTCTTACTGTCGAGCTGACTATTGCTTGCTTTTTCAAGATATCCGATTTCGTTTTTTGCAATCCGGATTAATTTGTCAATTGCGTTCATGCTCTTATCCTCACTTTCTGGAAAATATGTTTTTAATGCGTTATAAACAAATCTCTGCCTGTCCTTATATACTCCCACTTGATTCCCTGTGTCCGTCTGGCAGGCTGCATAGAGATTATCGAGTGTATATGGTTTCTGGGTCTTTGCTAAAATCCTTGTTACTGCTCCCTGCCCACCTTGGTGCCTAAAGTTCACACACATAGCTTGCGCTCTGGCGTCAGTAACGCCCTGTTTAAGGGCTTCATCTGCATAGGTGGCTAATTGTTCGTCCATAAGGCTATCTTGGCATTTAACACCGATTTTGGACGAAATAAGCTGAACGATTAAATTGGAGAACTGGCTGTTTCTGGAAATGTTAAAACAAGACCAATCTGCCTCCTGCACCTGCTCCCATAATCCGATACTGTCCAGTCTGTCCCATTGTGCCGTATCTGCGTCATGAATCCGTTTCAAAAGCGTTTGTGCTTCGGTTGCGTACCACTGTCCTGCCCCGATTGTGATTGCGTGTTCTTCAGAAGAATTGGTGTAGGCTTCTGTGAAGTCCGAATAATCCTGCTGTCCGTAAACCTGCCCGCCGGTCTCGACTGCATAAATAATCTTTCTCAGGACGTTTTTTTGTTCAGTTGTCATATTGCCCGCTCCTTTCGCAAAGATTCTTACCTAATTCTGATTATAGCATTTAGCGTTAAGGCATCTCTGTACCAATTTAAAAATCCGACAGGTGATTGCCTGCCGGATAATGCTAATAACATATTTATGATGATTGTATCTGACCGACTCTTGATTAACCTTTGTACTGTTCCTTATAAAAGTAGAGATTTTACGAAAGTTTTCCATTTTTTAATGAATTAAATGGGAATTCAAAATGGTTTTACATTAAGCGTTGAAAAATATCGATTTACTACAAAGGAATATCTTTTTCCAGTATCATCTGTAATTAATCCTTGATAATATCTTCCGTCATTTTGCGTTGAACCCTTATAAACAATAATGTTTACTGCACCTGATAAGTCTTCTGGTAAATCAGAAAATAAAAAATTTTGATATCCGCTTAAAACACATATTCCAACTTCAATTTTTTCTTTTACAAAATCAACAAATGTATATGTTTTATAATATGGTCCAATATCGTATATTTTTATTTTACTATTTAAGATAAAGCGATATAATGTATTTCTCCTGTTGCAAGTCTCATGTAATACGCTGTTGTACTATGATTGATGGCAAGACCAATTCCATCTGACGACCTATTAATAATATAAATTATAAAAAAGCAACTACCCGTTTCATAAGGATTGCCATTGGCACCAGACTCCGTACGAAAATAATGAGCTTTTCTTTCTGAAAGTGTTTTAAGATACTCAGATACACTAGTTGATATGGTCGGAGTATCAATTAACGCCTTACTATTTAATTCATTAATCGCTCCCAGAATTGTTTTGTTGTTCGTCTGAAGCTTCTCGAATACTTTGTCGGCAATTTTTCCAAGTACCCAGTCTGAAAGAGTAGACAGTGAAAGGCGTTTATTTGCCTTGCCTGCCGTATCAAGTGTCATAACCTCATCATTATCAGCTACTGTAGTTTTTGTAGTGTAATCTGTCCACTTTGGCATAACTGCTTCCTCCTTATACTAAATATTTGTCTCGGATATATTTTTTGACTGCATCAAGATGAGCCTGTACATCGTCATTCATCACAAGGAAATTGCCTTTATTATTCTGGCTGACAACCTCTCCTGTTTCCTCGTTTACTTCAGAATAGGTGTAAGCGATACGACTTCCCTCTCCTGTGCTAAGATTCATAAAACTTGTAAGAATTTTCTTCATTATATTTTCCCCATTTCGTCAATAATGTTTTCCCTGTCATTAAAAAGTTCCTTTTCATAATCTGGTTCTGATACTTCAAGGCTTTCACCGTAGTCTGGCTCTGGCATGTCTGTGTCTATCGCCCTGTCATAAGCCATCTCACTCGCATCGGCAAACCGCATATGCTCATAGTCAGCTTGCCGCGCTTTAATTTCGAATGCAAATTTAAGTCCCGGAGTGCCTTTTACAATGAAATATGTCTGTTCCTTTTTATCTACCCAACAATCGCCATCTCCTTCCTTTTGTAAAAACACATAATATTCAATCCTTACATTGGTAGATTCTTGGAATATATCATCTATGTCTATCAGGCATGTGCCGTCTTCCGATACGGATGCTTCTCCGATGTCTCCGAACATGGGGGACGCCATTTCATAACAATAAAATGCCTGCGTACCATAGTTTTTTGTTGGAAGGATTCTTTTCTTTGTTCCTCGGACACTTAAATCTGCAAGGTCTGTTCCCGTTCCGATGCTATAGAAATGGCCACTGGCTTCTATATGTGTACCTGCTGTAACTTTTTTTGATGCCGAAACGCTGTCTGCCGAAACGCTGTCTGCCGAAACGCTTTTATTAAACGAGGCTGAGCTTGCATGTACGGTTCCTGTATAAAGATTGATTCCTCTAATACGCGTTCCATACAATGTCCCGTACCCCGGTATATATATTCCCGTATTCGTCTCTGAATAGATCTCTCCAGCTGAAGCGTCTAGCGTTACTTCTCCATACGTGCCACTTGCTGAAAGCTTCCTATATCCAACTTCCCATCCAGCCAGATACCCGGTGTCAATATACGAGGCATTCAGATACACCTTGTTGTCATAAAGATATAATCCCTGTGTTTCCCCGTTGTTGGTTAATTTATTAAAGATTTCCAACTGAGTCATATCTGACGCGTCTTTGCCATCATCGCCTTTTTCTCCATATACACCGATAACATGTGGAGTAGTGTTCACACTCGTTCCGTCCGTGTATGTGGTTGTCTGATAATTCCACAAATATCTTTTAGATGATGTTGGTGTCTGCACGGATTCCGTCCAACCTGATGTGGATGTTGTCACACCTGATGAACTTGAAGAAGCAAGGTAATGTTGTGCAATTACAGATACGCCGTTTCCAGTATCGCCTTTTATCTTCGTCCAGCTGTAATTACTTGGATTTGTAGAATCATTCTCTTTAAAATCGGTATACTGCCCGATGTAAGTCTTGCCTGCGCTATCAGACACTGAGAAACCTGTTTTTCCGTCAGAACTGGTCGCATAAGCAATATGGAGATAAGATGTTTGCCCGTTATCTCCATTTGTTCCAGGGATTCCTTGCGCCCCGTCCTTGCCTTCAAATCGACTCCATGTGTATTTGCCAGGGTCGTCGCTATCCGCTTCTGTATAGTCCACATAAGTGCCAATATAGGTACTTGGCGTTTCACTCATCTGACTGGAAGAAGTCGGGTTCGCAACAGAACTATATTTGATATGAAAATAAGATGTCTTTCCGTCCTGACCGTCTTTTCCACTTATTCCGTCTTTTCCATTTATTCCCTGAATACCCTGTAATCCCTGAATACCCTGTTTCTGTTTTGCAATTGTAAACTGCTTCTCAACAGAGAGGTTATTATAAGAAACTGACACGGTAATAATTCCTGTATCAGATGAGAGTGCCGTTACTGTATATGTTGCTCCTGATCCTGAACCCGTAACCCCGCTTCCGGCAGTAAACGTTATAGTTGCGCTGCTTGTAACATTATCATCGCCATACAACGCCGTCACCGTCGTTTTACACTCAGGGAATGCTGTGTAATTGCCTTCCGCATCCGTTGGAATACCCTGATACTCATTCGATAATATTACATTTAGAGTCTTATATTTCTTCGCTTCTTCCGTAGCCGCATCCGTGGCAATATCAGATACGCTCTTGCCCTGCAAAGAAAATTCGGTGGCAAGAATACGAACTTTCCCGTTATCATCAATGTATAAGGTTGTTTGGTTGTCCTTATCAATAACCTTTATGCCTTTGGCATTGATAAATTTGCCCGCTAAAAGTCCTGCAAGGATGTAATTTGCATTGATATACAGTTTCTTGTCCTGTATATAAATCCCCTGGTCTTCACCACCGTTTGTCAGCTTATTAAATACCTCATCCTGACCAAGGCTTGTATCATACTCCTTAACCGCATTATCAATGTCAGTTTTGTCCACATATTTGAAATCAATCCAGTCAGTGTCAGTGAATGCACCGTCCGCTCGGCTTCTGACTACTGTTTTGATAGATGCTTCGCCATCTGCCTTTGATGTAACCCAGAAATCTCCCATGTTGTACGGTGGTTTTGGCTGTTCGAAATAGACTGCTGCTTTCCCATCAATCTTATCAAACAGATAATCCGGTGCTTTCTGCTCGACCCATTCACTGCCATCCCACCGCCAGCGCGTGTTGCCACCCGAGGTGTTCTGCCACAAGTCTCCTTTGTGGATATATTTGCCTTTTTCCCAGACAATTAAAATCTCATTTCCGTCTACATCCAGAATAGAATTACCGCCAGCATCTGCCCACGGAATCTCTTCTGTTTCTGTCCATTCAAGCGCCGGGTCTGTATCCTGACTCCAGGTCTGAATCTTACCATCAAGCTGCTCTTGAAGACTTTCGATTGTATCAGCAAAAACGCCTTTGATAAATGCTGTGATTGCAGAATCATCTGTATATTTAGATGCTCTTACCCAGTCATTAGCGTCATAGCTTGCGCCTTCTGCCTTAGCCTTTTGACATTTAAGAATATCACCGGCCCCGCCCTGAACCCATAAATCGTCAATATCGTAAGGTGGCACCGGCTCTGCTCCGAATATTCTCTTCTTTGCGTTTGCTGTGTTTTGTGCCTGCGCCGCATCAGCCAGAGCTTTGACCACCGCAGTGTCTTTTACATAGTCCCACCTGTATTCGCCGTTAATCTTTGCATATCTGTAAGCCTGCCCGCCATATTCTTCGTTGTTTACGATATAAAACAGGTCACCTAAATGTTTCTTTTTAGTTGTATCATCTGTCCAAGTGGATGCCGGTTCATTATTGCCATCAGGAACATAGTCTCCAAAGAATGCTTCTATCTGTCCGTCAATCTGCTCCTGAAGAACCTTAATCTGTGGAGAATACACCTCTGTAATGAACTTCTCAACCTCGGCATTTGCCACATTTTCTGGTGTTTTCCCTTTGATTGTAAGTTCCGTGGCATTAAGATTGACGGCCCCTGTCTCTGCGTCAATACGGAATGTAATGTTGCCGTCATTGTCTTTTGCCGTGAATCCTCTTGTATTAATCCAATCCGACTGTATACCGATAGCATACAGAATGTTCAGCACTGCATCACCGTTGCTGTCAAATCCGGCTTTCCAAGTCTGACCTCCGTCTACTGACAAGAAGAATCCATCAGCACCCGTCTTATATATCACCTTAGAATCAGCAAGTGTGGGTTTGTCGTGCCGGTATGATATCGTGGATCCATCTGACTGGATTTCTTCTGTATAGTAGAAGCCGAGAGTGTTTGCTGCTAGTTCATTCATCTGCTTTAGCTTTGCATCATAGGCAGTAATCTTTTTCTCAGTGTCTTTCTTTACATTGTCAACCTCGACCTGCATACTGTCTGGGTAATCGACATTAAGGTCTTCCATGCTCTTTGCGTTGCAAGAGAAGCTTGTGCTGCCAGAAAACGCGAAGTCTACATCTGTCAGATATGAATAGTAAATATTACCTTTAATGTCGGAAAATGTAATTCTATCTCCAAATGTGGCGTATCCGATTGCTATGCTGTCGCAGGAGAACGGCCTTAATCTCATACCGACAAGTTCTTTTCCAATCAAGTCAACGCCCGCCTGTTCATTGCCACTCAGAAGCTTGTTATCAATCGTGATAACATATCCGTCTGTACCGTACTTATATTCTGTCTCATTATCTGTATACTTGACCCCAGTAACAACCACATCGTCAACATCATAGGTAAGGTTCCTGATAGCATTTAGATTAAATCCTTTTCGTTCAAAAATTGTCTCGATCTCGTTGCTGTCAATGTCAAGAATAATGTTTCCGTTAATGTCGTACCATGGGACTGCTTCTAATGTGATAGTGTCTGCACCATCGTCAAAAGTGATGATTCGCAAATTATCATTCTCATCAATGCGAGCGTTGCCGCCTGCCAGAGCTGCAACCATACCGATTACTGCTCTAAAAGTGGTGTTCTCCGGCTTCTTCTGCACCTGATAGTCTGCGTTTTTAAATGTTGCGTCACCTAACACAATCCCGGTCTGCTGACAGGCATCTTCTAAAACCTCTCTGACAGAGCATGGGAAGATAAGATTTGTTTTGTAGTCTGCCTCTGCCTTGCTCATATAGTCCAACAAGGTGAGATTAATCTCATCGGACGTGGCGGGTTTTTTTGACACAATAAATGTGCCGCGGCGAATGGTTTCCAATCTATCAGATAGTTGCAAATTTAAAAATAGAGTAAACTGTGCCCCAGCAAAGTTGTAGTCAGAGAACCTATCATCATCATTGACCAGTGCCAATGTTGCCGTCTTTTCAATGGCTACACCTATCGGGAAATCCCCGGAATCAGAAGAATCTACGATTCCGTTTCCGTCAAAGTAGAAATCTTCTTTTTCCAGGTTTAAAGTTGTCCCATCACGCAGCACCGCATTCGCCGTAACATAATAGTTACTATTTAAGAGAGATTCTGTTTTTAACTGATTTGTAACATTAATCATACCGGTCGAATACTCCTTACATTAATAGTTAATCCTGTCCATCGTTCCTCATTATCCTTGAGTGTTTGTGCTGCCATGTTGAAATTAGATGCATAGAACGTTTTGTCAATCCATTTGCCGGGTGTCCGAGGGTCTTTATGATGAAAAGTGAACTGACTTTTGTTAATCATAGAGTTGAGAATCGTTGCAATCTCTCCCCATTTAAGCTCACCCCATTCCATATCATATCCGGCGATAGTTCCCATTGGTGTGTTATGCATAACAAGATCCTGGCTCCTCTTAGAGCTTTCCGTTGACGTAGTTGAGAACACCGGCTTGTATGTGTCAGGGGCCTTTATGATGACCCCATCAATCTTAAACTGTTCTTGTGTCATTTACACACCCCCTAACAAGAATGGATTTTGACCGCCATTTCTGCGTCTCCTAAGCTCTGCTTCATCAATGATAATGTCTAACAGTTTTCTGCCAGATGCATTAACTGTAACATTGTAAGTGTTTCCATCTCCCTGTCCTTTCCCTGACTCCTCCCGAACAATCTGCCGTAACAGGCTTTCCGGTGCTTCCAAGTTATTGCCTTTTTTCTGGTCACCTAATACTGCAAGGAATTCGCTTCGTGGTGGAATAACTGCACCACTGGCCAGATATGGGATAGTTCCAATGCGCGGAAATGTTGCATGAAATCCAATGGTCTTTGAGCCGAATGGTGTTGGAACAGTCCAGGGTCCAAAGGAAAATGCAGATTCAATTCCACCAATTGCATTATTAATCATCCCAACTGCATTATTAACAATGCTGATTGCCTGATTAATCGGAGCTTTAATAAAATCCACAATGCCTTCAAATGCAGATCTGACTGCATCTCTGGCGGCATTAAACTTATTGATGATAGCATTTTTTATCGCTTCTACTTTATTAGAAACAAATGTAGTTACATTTTCCCATACTTGGGATGTTTTATTCTTTACGCTGTCCCATACGCTCGCAACTTTTGTTTTAATTGCATTAAACACTGTGCTGGCTGTGGATTTAAGAGAGTTCCAAAGACCAGAAAGGGTCTTTTTAATTGCGTTCCAGATTGTTGAAGTCAATGCTTTAATCGCATTCCAAGCAGTGCTGATGATGCTCTTTATTATACTCAACGCGCCTTTTATTACGGTTTTAATTATCTCCCACGCACCTGACACAACATCTTTGATAAAACTCCATGCTCCATCCGCAATCTCTTTTATTCCCTGCCAAGCCAGTTCCCAGTCTCCTGTGAAAACGCCGACAAGAAAATCAATGATTCCGCTCAGTGTATCTGCTACATCACCAATAATTTTAATTAATGATTCCAAGACTTTTATTGCTGTGGTTCCTACAACGTCAATTATCTTTGCCACAACCGGAAGTAAATTTGCGATTATCCAGTTAATCAAAGGCACTAACACTGACTCCCACAGAAGTTTCAGAGAATCAATGAGTTTTCCGAGGAATGCTTCTATCTTTAAAATCGCATCCCCTAATGGTCCCTCTAATAGTCCTTTGAACTGTTCCGCCAGTCCTTGTAGTACTGGAAGAACGTATGTGTTATATCCAGTTATCAGAGTTCCAAATATGCTTGACAGTCCATTTGCTATAGAATCAAAGAACGGCTTTACGTGTTCATCGTATAACCTCGATATTGCGTCGCTAAGGTTTTGAACAACTGTTAAGACCCCACTTGTTACAGTTTCTATTACTCCGAGGCTGCCCTCGATTGCTGACTTCAAAATGTCCTTGTTGTCGATAAAAGGCTGCGCAATCATGTTAAGGATATCTCTGCCAAGTTTTGCAGCCGTTTCCGTAAGAACCATTCCGATTTCAGCAAAGATTCCGATTAAATCTGCTGTGATTTGTTGCGCAGTTTCTCCGCCGAAAACTGAGAAAACATCAGCGAAAGCAACTGCAAGATTTCCTGCGATTTTCGAAATTTCAGAGCCGATATTGAACATATCTATCAGATAGTTCTTTATTCTTTGCGTGTTCTGCTTTAAAAACTTTTCAATTCCGCCTATAATGTTTTGCGCAATTGTCAATCCAATTCTGGCAAATGAGCCGGCAACTTGTCCAATTGCATATGCAAATGAATCAAGAAAATTATTTGCTGCTTTAGTAACTTCTGAATCAGTAAAGATATCCTTTAAGGATTTCCATATAGAATCAAGGTCTTTCTTTATTCCGTCAAAAATCGGCTCGTAGTCTCCTAACCCATCCCAGAATCCTTTTGCGATTAACTTAGCCAACTGTTTAAATCTGTCGATTATCTTTTTTAGCGGTTTTGACATTTTATCAAGAACTGTCTCACCCTCTGCCAATTTCCCATAATCAACATTTTGTACAGCATCTTTCATCTGATCTGCAAGTCCGCCGGTTGTACCCGGTACTTTTGACGATGAATCCGTACTTTTATCCGTTGAGTAATTATTTATTTCGTCGAGAGGACTAAGATATCCTTTTGCCGCCTTAGTAGCTTTCTTGGTTGCGTCCGCTGTATCATTTGTTGCATCTGCCAGCTTTTCGGCATTGTCGGCAGCATTTCCATATTGGTCTGCCGTATCAGCTATTGCATCTGTTCCGACAAGACCTGCACCACTTGTGCCTGTCTGGCCAGATGATTTCTTTCCGGTGATTAATTCCGTAAATGACTTGAAGGCATTTGCCAGAGTTGCTAACTTACCGAGCAAGATATTAATAACTCTCAAAACGGGAGTGAAGAGATTGATTAATCCCTGTCCGACTGTTGCCTTGAGAGATTGCAACTGTAACTGCATCACTCTGACCTGGTTCGCCCATGAGTCAGATGTTCGAATGAAATCACCAGATGCGGCAGACAACTGTTTCTGTACAAAAGCCAGACGGAGAGCCACTTTCTCCTGTTCGGTCATGGCAGATGTGGTTTTCCCATATCCATTTGCCAGCGCATACTGGTCAAGTGCATTTTGCGTAAGGACAACGCCTAAATCTTTCAATGTTTCCGTCTCGCCCGTAAATACAGACTTTAGTTTCGTATACGCCTCGTCCTGACTGATGTTATAGAATGATGCTACATCACCAGTCAGCTGCGTTAGAGCCGTTGACATGTCGTAAGCCTGTGCTTCGGAGAATCCGAACGACTTAGACATTGCTCCGAACGTTCCAACATACCTTTTTGCCATTGTCTCTGACAGTCCGGCAGAGGTCATGGCATTCTTTGCAAATTCATTGACCTTATCAGACATGGCTGTAAATGTAACATCAACCACGTTCTGGACTTCTGTCAGATTAGAACCAAGTTCTACGCACTCTTTCCCAAACTGGGCCAGTTTCCCAATTGCGAATGCTCCGCCAATCAGTATGCCTATTTTTTTTACTACGCTGCCAAGTCCGTTAAAAGACTGCCTGATTGCTGATACGCCGTTTTGCACACCTGATGTGTCCATCCTAGTATCAATAATGACTGAGCCATCAGCAGCCATGTGTCCACCTCCTAACTATTTGAGGTTCAACATCTCATTCAGCTTATCTTTATAAGCTTGCTCCTCGTCGCTGAGACGTGTTTTTATGTCAATAATATTCTTGTTTTCCTGATAGAATTTCTTTTCCCATTTATCAAGTTTTTCGCCCTTTGCTTTTTTTGACCGGATTCCAACAACCGTGTTGAACAGACACTCTCCAGACTCCATAAAATATCCGAAGAACGTCCACCAGTGCATATAAGGTACTGTTCTGATTTCTTTACCGGCAACCTTGTTTACCGCCGGAACAATCATATCTCCATCCTGCTCCCAGTCCATCAAACGGGGTTTAGGCTTATTCGGACTATCGTCAGTTTGTCCACAGTCAATAAACTCGCAAGCTTTCTGACAAGCTTCCGTAAGATGTTCTGGGGGTATGCTTTGCCAATCCTCGAATAGAATCTGCAACATAACAACAGCTTTCGCTTGCTCGTCCAGTTCTGGGTCATTCATGGCTATGAGAATATCAATAATCGCTCGAAAATCTGTCCTGATAGAAAAATCCACCCCACTGATATCGAGTGAGGTGGGCAACTCATAGGCGGTCATTTTGTATATTTCTCCGTGTACTTATTGACCGCTTCCTGCATTTTTTTCTTTCTCTTTTCGATTTCCGGGCCAAGTGCTTCATTGATTTTGTCCAGAACGATATAGGCAAACACCTGACCATTTCCAAAAACAGTTGTTGCGGTAATTGGTTCTTTGAATAAATCCTTAGACGCTTCATATCCGAGCATATAATTGATTTTATCTTCAATCTGCTTATTAATCTCCGCCATCTCTTTGTTGGAAGAAACATTTTTAACAGATTCCTGAGCCTGCTCAAAGAAAGTTTCCAATTCTTCCGCTCTTGCTGCAACGTTAATATCAGTAGGGTTCAGTTTGAATGAAGAAAACACTTCACCCTGTTTGTTTGTAAATGTGAAAAGAAGAAATCCATCATCAATGTTTGTGTTAATTGTTTTTGCCATTTTCTATACCCTCCTAGTAATCATTCGCTGTCAGCTGTGAATGTGCCGGAACTGATATCAAACTTTCCTTTTACACGTTCGCCGGTATAATTGACGGTAAATGGAATCTGATATCCAGATGTGTCACCGCCGTAGGAAGTCGGCACAACGTAACAGTCCTGCTGATATGCTTCATATTTCCCTGCTGTGGCTTCTGTCCAGAGATGAACCTCAACTGCTTTTGTTTTGAGGTTGTCGTCTTTGAGACGTCCATCTACGATCTTCTGTAATGCTGTGAACAGATTAGAGGTGGTGTCTGCATAGAACGGATCAGCATCAGAAGAAACTTCATAGCCGTTGTGCTTAAACGTGGATTCTCCAAGAATGTTTTTAGATGTTTCGGTGTCTGGATTGAGTTCTACATTGTACTCTTCCAGATCTTTCCCAAGACGCTCATATTTCGGCGTCAGCCCCCCACAGAGAGAACCTGCGTCGATGTAATGAGCCATATATTTACGGTCAATTTTGCCTGTAACTGCCATAGAAATGTCCTTTCTGCCTATAACTTTTAAAAGGCTGTGTAGGTTAGCGACTATCTCCTATTGATAGCCGGTTGTTACTTGTTATATTACTTCATAAGTGTTTTCGTAGCGTACTGACAATGGCAATAACCAATCCTGTACGCCGTTCTCCTGTGGCTCTAAACCATAGGAGTTATCACGGGTGATACGTTTTATCACTCGCCCCTGCGAAAGCTCTGGAAACGCATTTAAGTGTGTCTCAGAGCCATTTATAATAACTGGTTCCCGGCATATCCATTTACCGAGATTGTCAAGGAACTTCTGAACAGATAGTTTCTGCCTTTCTTTGTCAGATGCTGTACGATATACCACGTAAAATGGGTACTGACATACCTGATGCATCGTTCCGCAAACGTCTTCTTTCTCTGAATAGATCAACGCCCCGTTGTCTGCCGAGAACGCAATTCCAGATTCCTTGCCAAGTTCCTCAAATTTGATTGTTTCATTTTCGTATAGCCCCGGATACTGGTTTAGAAGTGCTTTCATGGCATCTGTCAGAATCTCATATCCAGTTGCATCTTTGCCGATAGGTTTATCTGCCATGTCTGCCGCCTCCTGCCTGTGCTTTTACTTTACGAATCCATGTGTCACCGTATTGTCGTTTAGCAGCATCAAACCACTTTGCCTGTGCCTGTGGGTGAGCTTGTTTGGTGTATTTAAGATTTTCCTTTGCGGCTGTCCGACCAGAAAACTGACTAACGAGAACTTTCTTTGCTCCACGTCTTGCGTAGGGACTTCCAGTTGCTTCATCAACCATTCCTTTCCCCTCGTACAGAAAACGTCCATAAGGAGCCGCCGCCGCGCATACTTTCCCAGTTCCTTGTAAGGATGTACTCTCAACTCTTGTTCGGTTGATAAAGTCCCCTGTAATCATCGGCATAAACGGCACCATACTGTCCATAACCATTCCATCAAGGAGATACTGGGCTTCTTGATACTGCCTTGAGAACCTGTCCATATTCAGTTTGATTTTCATATCTCCATCGACTATGGAGAATCCTTTGAAATGATGAATTTTACTCATATCACTTACCCAAAATCTCAAAGTGTGGAATCAGTGTGTACGGACCGCCTACACTGGTAATCTTGAATACGTTATCCTTGTTCTCGTTCATGTACTGATAGAATCCGCTCCGATAATCACCATCAGTTACCGTCCCACCAGTCCACTCGCCCTCCCAGAAGAACGATTCATCTGAGAATGTGATAGTATCCTCTAGAGCGTTGTTAATCTGCCTTTTCCACTCTTTAGGTGGCACCCATGGAAGAATCTTGCCATCTTTATCAGTAATGGTTATATCGCCGTTCTGGACGGTGTATCGAACGTGTAGCTGTGCGTTGTCGGTTGCGTCTGGTCCGTATTTTTTAAGGATTGCTCCCTTGTCCGTAATGAGATCAACGCCGGATAGCACGTGAGGATACCAGTACGCATCTCCTGTCGTGGCTGATTCGTAATAGTCAAAAATCGTCACCGTTTTTTCGTACATGATACCCTCTCCTTAATATTATTCTTTCTGCGTTGTCTGCTTAATAACCTGATTCACGCCAGTAGCCGACAATCCATTAAACATGCCGACCGCAACTGCCGTGATATAGTCCGTTGCCGGAAAGTCTGGAATAACTCCCATTCCGACTGCTCCGAGAATTCCACCAATAACCGCCATGATTACCGGAATCCATTCGTCAGAGATTCTCTTTGATGCTTTGCAGCCCATTCCTACAATGTAGCAGATCATAACGATTGCTATACATGAGCCTAATGTTGAAATGTCCATATAATCACACTCCTGCATATAATACTGGTATTCCATTATCCGTCCTTACTCCCATCAGAAGTGGTAAAGCTGTCTTTAAGAGCAAGTCGTTCGTTTTTTGTGCATCTCCGGCGACGGCATACACTGCACTCCACTCTTTTGCACTCGCTCCAATCTGCTGAGGTGTTGCGTAAGAGATGGATTCACTGCCGGATGATACAGATGTTACAATGCCTGTTGAGATGTTCCCGACATTTATGTCGGTTACATTTGCCGATGCCTGATTGATTGCATTCTTCTCAGCAAGCTCAATCTGATACATTAATTCAGCCAATGAACAGACTGCCTTTTTGATGCGCTTCTGTGAGCGTTCATTTGTCGGCAGTCCGTCCACCAACCTGTCAAATGTCATTATGTTCACAAAATCACTGGCTCTTTCTGCCAGTCGTGGAAAGTCGGTTTCTGGCACGACATTGCCGAATGATTCTGTATAGAATTTATAATCTGCATAAGCCATGCCAGTCACCCCCTACGTTTATGATTTCGCTGTTACGCTTGCACTTCCGGCATTCAGTGCTTTGTATGTTCCGTCACACTCAACCACTGTGATCTTCTGTCCGGTTGTTGCCTTAACATCAGCTTTTCCGTCCCATGTAGTCCAGTTTCTGAGGTTCTGTCCATAAGCCACAGCTGTTTCAGACGCACCAACTTTGTATTTGTATACATTGTTAACGTTTTCTTTAGCCGGATTTACAGTGATTTTTGTATTTCCGGTTGCTGTTCCAGCCGCAGATGCTACTGTCAGAGTACCAAGTGTTGGTGTCTCATCAATGGTGATTACTGCGATTGCATCAATGTACTCCGCAAAAAGAGTAAGTCCCATAACTGCAAACGCTTCGGACACTGCTGTGTGGTAGTTGCCCTGTGTGTGGAATCCGATCAGGTTTGTTTCACCAGATACGGTATACACCAGACCAGCTCTCGCAAAGTCAGATTCGTTCGGGTCAACATAGTACAGAACGATGTTCTCAACAGGCGTTGCAATAACCTGTCCTCTTGGAATCTCGCTGTCAGACAGTAAGAAGATTGTATTAAATCCCATAAAGTCCTTCATGTACTGGAATCCGAACTGGTTCTGAATGGTAATCTCAGCTGCTCCGAGGTATTCATATACGTCCAGAATGTTCACAAATCCAACGACGCCAGTCACATTTCTGTGCATCTGTTTGAATTTGTTCTCTACACGACCCTTAGCCATTGCCAGAGCCATCTGGAATGTTGTTTCTGTGGAAGTAAGTGTACCGGTTTTCAGATAGTCATAAAATCTGCTGGTAACGTCAGTCTGAAGCTGGAAAAGGAATTCATCATCAGTCATCTGAACGGCGTTCTCATAACCGTGATCCTTGATTGCTTCGATAGATACAGCCTTTGCGTACTTCTCGATAGTCATTTCCGCATAGGTCTTTTCTTTTACAGTAAACTTGCTGTAAGGGATTTCCTCACCCTCTGCCACTTTTCCACTCTGTAAAGTACCCTCTGCGTACTTAGATTTCAGTACAGCACCCGGCTGTTTTTTGATAGGTCTCATGATGCCCAGGATATCACGTAAGTGCTGCCAGTTTCTTTCGAATCTGGTGACGAAGTCAATCTCACGTGCTGTGACCTGGATATCATTTGTCATGATAAGATTAGCTTTTGCTGCCATATAAAAAATCCTTTCTACCCATAATTGTTAAGGTATTGGGTTAGCGGCTATACTCTGGCGTATAGTCGGTGTAAAAAATTACTGGAATAACTGGATATTCTGAGCAATTGCAGCCTGTCTCTCAGACGGGTCTTTGATCGCTTCGATATCTTTCTTTGTCATGCTTCCCGGCGTATGCTGCTGTCCAACGTGAGTGGTAAATCTTGCCTGATTCTGCTGAGCCTGCTGCTGAGATTCATCCACAAAAGCGGATGCGTCAGACTGTTTCATCTGCTCAATCAGGTCGTTCAGCCCAAGGATTTTACCATCTTTCAGCTTCAATCCTGCTTCCTTGATGTCTGCCATAACAGACTTCTTAGCTGCTTCACTGGAAAATTTAATATCATCGAGTGCCGCTTTCAGAGCATCTGAGAAATCACGGTCGTAGATTTTTGCATTGAACTCTTTCTCTGCATCCTCGGCTTTTTTCTTCCATCCAGCAAGCTCTGTCTGAATGTTCGCCGGGTCGATACCGTCAAAACCTTTCAGGGTTTCCTCTGCTGTCTCAGCACGTTCTTTCCAGCTGTCTCGTTCTCCTTCGACCTTTAACAGAGTTTTTGCTACTTCTTTCGCATTCTTATAATGCTCAGAGAGTGCTTTCTTCACATCTGCCTGTTTGTCCTCCGGGATCTCGATTCCATACGATTTTAATGTGTCAATAAGTTTCTGCATAACATCCTCCTGGTCGTGTTTATTGACCTGCCGCCGCAGGTAAATGGATTAAGCCAGTTAGACCACTGGCAGGGTAATCGGAAAGGCAGGAATCGAACCTACGGCACATAGCTTACAATGCCATTGCTCTACCACTGAGCTACATTCCATGCCGCCTGTAACGGACAGTTAAAAAAACTGAGTTGAGTTTCACCTTTTTCGCTATAGCGTAAACCCACCTGAGACATAGACCGCCTGTATACAAACAGCTTAACTCTAAGCGGATTAAAGCGGAACGCCCGGAATCGAACCGGAGGCCAGAGTGCGACTCTGTCAGTTTTCCACTAGCGTACATTCCACACAACCCGGATTCCCGGGTTAGCAAGGTGTTTAACGTGTCATGCCTGCCACGAGTTGTTTCGGATATTTATTTCTTTTTTTTAAAAAGAAAAGTATGAATAACAAAAACCTTAATCAAGGAGGTGAGCCATCTTGCGTGCCAGATGACAAATGCGCACGGCAGGATTCGAACCTGTTTAACTTTCCATTAAAAGCGTGCGCACCAGCTACAAAAATTAAAGAAAGGAGGATTAAAACGAAAATGTCAAACAACCGTTTTATTTGTGCTTCCTGCTGCACAATTACATTATAACAGATTTCTTTTAACTACCTCTCTACCACTTTTACGTTTTTAGAGCATATCACGGAGCTTTTCTACATATCTCTTGACAAGATCACGTTCCTCCCGGCATTCTGCGTCCTTAGACATATCACTCATTTCTGTTGTGAGTTCATCCAAATGCTCTTCCAGAGCGGCAAGCATCTTTCTTTTGCAGTCTTCAGACTTGCCGGAACGATAGCTCTGTTTCTGTGTCATATAGTCGTCATAAGCATCTCGTCCGTCAGAGCGACTGTAATGTCCTCTAACATAATGCTCACCACGTCTGGCATAAGAACTGCCTCGGTCATAATCCGGCATCATTCTGCCGTCATTTGCGCTGTATCTCCCCATGCTGTCGCGCTTTCTTCCGCGTTCGCTGTAATCGTCATTGTATCCGCCACGCATCTCATCAAGGACAGTGTTATAGTACTCCACTTTCTTGTCCCAGTACTGCGTGTTCTTTATGTCTTTGTACATATCAATCAGTTTGTATGTCATTTCCAGATTTCCGGTAGTCAGTCCATTATCAGCGATTTTGGACAGCTCGTCTTCGATTCTTGCACATAAATCCTTAATGTCTCTCATAATTACACCTCCTACGCTTCTCTGGTTACGACAATGTTTGCGTTCGCAACAGAAATTGCCTGATCGCTTGTGTTCTCTACCGCGATATTAACGCAACATCCGCGAGGTACATCAATATAGATACCAGAGGACACATTATTGTACTGGCCTACTGCTGCCGGTGTGGAGATCATCTGCGAAGATAATACCGGCTCACCAGAGATTGCAATAGCCAGAGAAATAGCTTCAACAGTACCGCCTGTTGGAATTGCGATATTGCCAGAAAAATCCACAAAGAATCTCGCTTTGCACTGGTTAGTAAGTCCTCTCAGCGTAATAATTCCACTTCCCTCTCTGTGCTGAATGCAGTTAGAACCTTTAACTGCTGTGTTTGAAAACACTACGTTTCCATTTGCTGCTACCGTCTGAGCAGCTACATTTGTAAATTCTGCCATAATTTTTACCCCTTTCATATCACAAAAGGACAGGTCTCAGCCTGCCCCTCTGTGTAATACGGCATAAGCCGACATCCGAATCAATCGAAAGATACTCTCGATATGAAGTTATCAGCAATTACATCCGGTGTTGCATCCGCATCCGTAATATGTGTTCGGATTAGGAACCTGATATGCCGGAATCGGTGCTGGATTAATCGCATTAATAAGCTGCTGTGTCTGAGAAGCCATCGCGGTTGTGAGCAGTGCGCTCTGGCGATCCTGAGAAGCGGCACGTCTGAGGTCATTGTTTTCAGCCTGCAAGTTAGAAATCTTTTCGTTGCAAAGATAATCAAGAATTGCTCTTGTTCCTGCATTCTGGCTGTCGATAATGTCTCTTGTGTTACTGTTCATTGTGTTCTGCAATGCGCAGGTATTCTGTGCCATGTTGTAATTTACGCCCTGGATAGCTTCCCTAGTTTCACAACAGCAGTTCGCAAGCTGTGCCTGTAAAGCATTGGTGCTCTGCATATTAGCTACAGTATCAGCATTGATTGCCTGCTGGATTCCAAAGCCGGTCTGCATGATGTTTGTGTTGATTCCATTGAATCCAGTAAGCATACCGTTATTCATGGCATAAAAGCCATCGCACAGGCCACTGTTGATTCCGTCAAGTTTGCTGATTACTGCGGAGTTATCGAATCCTCTCTGAATGTCTGCCTGGGTAGCTGCTGTGGCTGTATATCCGCCGCCGTTGCCATTATTGCCCCAGCCGTTGTTTCCCCATCCGAAGAAAGCAAAAATGAATAAAACAATAATCCACCAGCTACCATCTCCGCCAAACATGCCGTCATTATTTCTACCGTTTCCAGTAGCAGCGGCAATATCTGCTAAGCTATAATTTCCATCCATAATATAATCTCCTTTTTTGTGTATTTACATCAATCTGGCCAGATTGTAATGTACTATTTCATTCCTTTCAACATGTGCTGGAATTGCCCTGCCATCTGCTGAACCTGATTAAGTTGCTGTTGAGAAATCTTCCCAGACTGTAACATCTTCTCAACTTCTGCTTTCGGGTCTCCCTTAAAATTCTGTCTAAATTGCATGAACTGCTGTATCATCTGCATTGGCCCGTTTCCCTGTGACATCCCACCACCGAGGGTGTTAAATAATGGATTACTCATCTGCGTTTCCTCCCTTGACTGCTGATTCCTGCACGGTATTAGCTCTAACAGGTTCAGAAAATGAATTTAATCGGTTTATGATAGCTTCGTATTTGCCCTTCAAATCATCATATTCCTGTCTGGTGACATATTTACTGTCCATGTTCTGAACAGACTGCTTAGGCGGCATCTGAGCACCTACTTCATGGTATTCAAACGTCCGTAATGGTTGTGGCATACCGGAAACGTCTGTGGATTTTATGTAGAACTTTTCACTTTCACTGTCCATCAGTAAAACGCTTGTCCCGGGTGCTACCAGATAGGATTTTGCACCCACTTCGCCAGATACCCACAGAATGCCACTATTATTCTGCTGTGGTTGCTGTACTGGTTGAGCTGGCATCTGGACAGGCTGTTGCTGAAATTGGTTCATCTGTCCCGGAACACCAAAACTATATTGATAAGGATTGTTATATAATGCCATCTTATGCACCGCCTTTCTAATTATATTTTTGCATAGATGTATCAATCTAAAAAGTTCAAAAAAGTATCGAAAAAGTATTGTGTAATAACGCACATAGATTTATAATTGAGAAAAAAGGAGGGATTAACATGGCAACAGAAGCGCAGAAAAGAGCGGTAAGAAAGTATGAGAACAGCAACTATAGGCTAAACATTGTCTTTCCAAAAGGAACTAAAGAGAGGATTGAAAAGCTCGGTCTCGGAAAGAGCAACAGTGCCTTTATCCGAGATATTGTTCTGTCAGAACTCAGCAGGCTAGAAGAAAAATAAAAATAACGCACATATACACTTGACATATAACGCACATAGATGTATAATAAAGACAGTTAAAGAAAACCAATCACACAACCTCACAAGGGGCAGAGAGGAGTCAGAACGAAATGATTAAGAGAGTAAAACTTGAAACCATTTACAAAATGGCTAAAGAAGATAACGAGGAAATAAAAGAATGTAAAACTTTCCCGGATGGATGGGATGAAAAAGTCTACGATTATTATAACAAACTGTCGAAAGAATCTTCCGACGTTGAAATGTTCATGAAATTTCTGGGCGGTGAAGATTCACCGCTAGAAATGGCGTACGCATACAGGAGAAACATGTATATCATGCTGTACACAATGAATGCAACAGATACGTTGGCATTTGTAGATAGCGAATATGATATATTTTACATCGTGTCAAAAGACGGCGATGAGTATAATAGTTGGGAGTGGTGCTTTACAAACAATATTGACCCCATCAAATACAGGGGCGACGACGGAGACGAACCGGTCCCGGAATGGCTCATAAAAAAATACGAAGAACAGATAAGGGAGAAAAAAGAAAACAGAGCTGAGCGGATATGACGGAAAAATAAGATGCAGTAGGATAAAATTCAACTTTCAAATCACTTTTATATGTGGTATAATAGAGTAGAGTTTAGTAGTCCCATATTGGAATGTAAAAAGTATTATAAAATTTTACATTATTTAAAGTAGAACCATATTGGAATGTAAAAATAAGGAGGATTACATCAAGCTCACAACTGTTTTAAAAAGACGCAAAATAAGCCCCTGAGAGATAATCCCAGGGGGCTTTATTGTCGTCTTAACACACTTTAATTATTTTATTGTTCACCCTCCGGCTTAATCGTTTCGCCGTGGATATGCTCACATTCATCTGTTCAGCACAGTATTCGAGAGTGCGTTCCTGGCATCTCAGCCGGAACAGTTTTTCTTCGTCCGGTGTGAAATTACACTCTGTCAAGAATTTGTTTATGTCTTTCTGCGTGAATGTATATAACTTCATAAACATACCCCTTACCAATGCTACCGCTGATTCTGTGCAAGATACTCCGTGAGCTTCTGTTTTGTTTTTTTTAGCTCCTCGACATTATTCCCACTGATCTGACTGTCCAACATGGTCGACAGCACTTCCAAAATCAATGAATCACGTTCTGCGATCCTCTGAAGACTCTCGTAATCTCGCTTGTCATGTTCTTCCAGTGTCTCTACTCGCTTATTAAGTCGAAATGCCGGAGTAATCCATTTAAAAATTACGGCTGCCGCCCCTCCGACAATGGACACCCCTCCGCAGATAGAGAGGAAAATCTGTACAAATTCTGATATGCTCATTTATTCTCCTTTTCCCAGTAATATACCGGGATCTCATTTCCGGAATCCCATGTGTCAAAATATTTGCCATCTTGTACCGTCACCACATGACCATCTATGCAGAGGATGTATGTACCTGTCGGATGGTCTACGCAAAAGTCGTTGACTGTATAGATATATCGTTCTGACTGTTCAATTAGTTTACGTCTGTATCCATGCTTATAGAGATACGCTCCCCAGACATAATTTGCACTTGGCATATCTGACAGAGTACATGCCTGTATCATTAATCCGGCAAATACCGTTTCCCAGTCAAACCCGGTTGCTTTGCATATTGCCCGGACAGCACAATCTCCGACTCGATTCCCGGCAGGATTTGGATTGTAATATTCCCATTTGCTCATCAGTCAATCCCCTTTGCTGTTTTATACCGTTTCGCCGCTCCTCTGGCTTTTGCGGCGTTCTGGCGGTTCCACTTTGCTATCATAAGTCGGTCTTGCAGTTCTCTCAGGTCGTTTTGCTTGCAGTAATCTTTGTATGCAGCATTTTGTTTCTGCAAAAGATAAGACTTCCGGTCAAGGTCTTGCTGTAATGCGAATTTAGCCTTTTCATTCGGTGCATTGTCAACTCCTGCTTGCAGTCCGAGAACTTCACGCTTCGTTTTGCGGATTCTCCGTTCATAAGTACGTTGCCGCTGTTCTTTTTCGTACTGCTTACCTTTGTCGGCTTTGTCCTGTGCTGATAATTCTGCATAGGGATTAAATTCTCCGTCACTGGCTCCAAAACTGTGCCGACAGTTGATGCCTGACAGTCCACTTGCTGTTCCATATCCGGTCAATGAGAACGGTGGAAATTTCTTACTCTTGCCAGAACGGGAGTATATCTTTCCTTGCCACCATGAGTGATTTCCCGGATCCTGACCGCCGTCACCTGTTCTGGCTCCCATATGAGCACTGACCAGAATCAAATCCCAGTCCATTTCTTCCATGCGCTTTAGGGATATGTCTCCCGTAGCCTGCGCCACGCCAGTTCTAACGGAGCGTGCTACTGCTGTTTCAATGGTGTCTTTTCTGCCAGATGGATATGTAACAGTAACACCATCGCTCACAACGTTATTAACTGCTTCTTTAATGGCTTGCGTATACCCAACCGCCCCAGTCATTACATGATTATATGCAAGGTCGCATTGCTCGATATATAGCCTCTGAGCGGCACTTGCGGTTGTTCGTGTGAAATTCTTCCACTCGCCCATGGTTGCAAGCATGTTGCGCTCCATGAGCCTTATCATTGCTGGGGACTGTTCGAGCGGTACAGGGCTTAATCCTGCTGCCTTATAGACTTTATCGTCATAGTTCATTGCAGTGATTCCGGCATCTTCAAACGCTTCAAGAAGTTCCTGTTGTTCACGTTTGGTATATTTGGATAGTTCTGCTAGAATGTCCTCTAGCAGTTCGCCAGATTCCTGTAACGTTCTAATTCTCCACGCATCAGCATTGGTCAGAATATAGTCCTCACCTCTGCCGATTCTTGCCATCATCCGCGATACGATCTCAGAGATGATGTACTGATGCAGTTCTTCTGCAATTTGTTCGCTGCCCTCTGTTATCCGGCGTAAATATTCTGGGCTTAACATAACTATTCATCTCCAAACAGTTTTGGTTCGTCTGGCTGAGCTTCTTCAACCATTGCTTTTGCATCATTTTCAGTCATTCCCTCGAATTTTACAAAATACAGCCATGCCGGAACCTTGCCGGTGGTCACATACTGCCACCATCTTGCACGGTCGTTTTCACGCACATACAGAATATCTCCGAAATCATAATTGACCTCGTATGCTCCGACTGATGCAAGTCCGTACAGGTCAGCGTAAACGTTCAACGCGTAGATTACTTCATCCAGACAGGATTCCAGTTTGTCTCGAACGTCTTTTATGAATTGCACCGTCCTCTGCTGTTCTGCTTCTACTCCCGTAGCCGTCTGAATACCGCTAGATTCATTAAAAACAAAGTACCCGTTGGAAAATCCAATCTTGTACCCCAACTGACTTAAAAGGGCATTTATGCCGCTTATGCGGGTATCTGTGTTGAGCTGTGGATTGATTTCTTGGTAAAACTCTTTCTCGACCTGCCCGAACACATTCTTGACAAAGTGCGGTAACCTCATCTCGTTCCGTCTGCTCTCCATGCCCTGTGGCGACATAGCTGCTACAGGTGCGCCGCTTGGCATCAGCAGTCTATCATCTGCCAGAACAATCTTCTGCGAATCAAAAATCTCTCCGGCATTTCTGCTGTATGCAATGTCGAGGTCTTTCAGTTCTTCAATAGCTTCAGCAAATATCGGAAGTCCAAGTGGTGTGCTAATATCTACATTGTTCGCTTGTGGCGTCCGCAGCACTCCATACAACGGTCCGTCCAGCTTCTCGCCGTTTGCCTTGAGTATTGGTGGCGTGTCTGCCATAAGGTCTGCCCATTTGGTCTGTTTAAGGTCAATCTTATCTCCGATGCTCTGAGGGGATTTTGATACATAGGCTCTGTTGGAGACATGATACGGATAGGTCGTTACGCCGTCCACGGTAGTTTCAACAAATCTATGATATTCAAGCCGTGTGTAGTATTTCCGTCCAACAGTATAAGAATCTTTAAATATGATTCCCTTTATTTTCTGATTATCATAATCTACAATCATCACATCTGCCGGAGTGAATACGTCAAGGCTCTCGCCGTTTGGCTTGATAAATACTGTTCCATAAGCGCATCCATATTCTACCCAGTGACGAATCTGGAAATACACTTTGTCAATCTGTTCCTGTAGCCATGTAGCCCTTGCGGAGCCATCTATCTGAATGCCGATCGCCAATGTTGCGAGCCGAGCTGTCTCTGAGCAGACAGATTTAGCAAAATTAATCGTCTTGATATTATCCTTATCATCTAACCAGTCTGGTGCACCTCTGTAGATGTTCGCACATCGGTTAATCAGTGCTTCCATCTCTGGGAATTCTGCTGCCTGGATATTAAAATCCTCTTCGGCTTGTTTTTTGAATATCATGTTAAACCACCTTTTTAGTGTTGTTATAAGTCCCATTTAATCTACCTTTTAAAATCCATCCATCTTACAGAAGTATCTCGCACAATAATGTCTTCATATTCTACAACTTTTAAGATTTCGTTAATGTCAGATGATCCATATATTTTTAAGCCGATGCTTAAGAATTTATTTATTTTATCTGAAAAGTACCTATCTAACATTTTATGCACTGTTCCCCCTTCTCATCGACAATGGACTTGTCGCATACCTGAGAGAATCTATCCAGTGATCGTTACCATCTGGATAATCTGCGATAACTTCTCCATTGCTATCTACTTCGTGCTCGTAATTGATAATTTCCTTGTATGCTCTAGGCGTTCGTGCCGGATCAATGACTAATGTTCGGCACTGTAACCACTCAAAAGTATATTTGCGGCTTCCCGGCGTAACAATGGCTCTACGTGCTGGAAGTCCTGCATCTCGGAAGTCAATAATACTTTCTTCTTCATCAACTCCGCAAGATATTGAATAATCATCATATCCCTTTTGTTTTATCTGGCCAGCCATTGCTGTATTTCGAATTTTACATCCACCAAGTTCATCCAGCAGGATAACTTTGTCCTGATTAGGTACATAAGCCACACGAATAAACGCTTTGGGATCCGGGTACCATCCCCAGTCTTGTCCCTGATAGACACTTTGATACTTCTGAATTTCTTCGTCTGGAATCGTTCGGATTTCCAACAACTCAAAGATATTTGTGCCGAGTCCGACAGGTAATCCAAGATATTCATGCTGATAGGCTCTTGGATTTGTCTTTTTTAAATGCTCCGCATCATCAATAAATTGCTGTCCAAGCCATTCAACAGGAACTGATCTGTAATCACTCTTGTGCCTGTAGCTGTCATCTCGTGGTTCTTCTACATACACATTCGCCCAGTTGCTCCGGCTAATTGGCGGATTGAATGTCTTAAATACAACAAACTTACTACCACCTCGAAGGACTGACTGCTGCACTGTACGAATTTCTTCAATGCCCGAAAATTCGTCAAGTTCCTCGAACCAGAGATACTTAAAATATCCCTTACTTGCTTTAATAGATTTAGTCTTTTTTGCCTTGTCCAGTCCTCTGAATATGATTTTCTGTCCAGTAGGCTTATAAGTGTATTGCATAGGGCTTACGCTGGTGTCCCACAAATCATTGACGCCAAGTGCATCAATTCCCCATGCTATCTGTTCATAAACGGATTCTCGAAGTGTGTTTCCAACTTTACGGAAAATAACAGCATTTGACATTATGCTGTTCTCTGCGTCCTGCATCATCAGGAAAGGAATCATGACACCTACAAAAGATGATTTAGTAGATCCACGCCCACCATACAAATCATAATAGGTGTGTTTTCCGTCCAAAATGTCCCAGAACACATTATAAAAGGCAGGAGCTATAATTTCATTCAGATTAATCGGATTCTCATTCATTCTGTTTCTCCGGCCTTGGAATATTATTTACAATGGTAATCTTTCCATCTCCAGAATTATCATTTTTCTTGTCAGCATCCCATCCTTTAAAGTTGTTTCTTAAACTAAACTGTGCGCCATTTGAACCATCACGATCAAATAGCCTTTCCTCTGCGTACTGTTCTACTCTGGCTTTCGCGCGCGTTATCGTGTTACAAAATTCCTCTTTTCCTTGATATCTTAATAAATCCAATCTGCTTGTAAATCCTAATGCGAGAGCTAAGCCAGTTACTGTTGGAGGCTTTCGATTAATAGCCACCGGATTTCCAAATTTATTCAATACAGTTTTTCCATTATCATCTTTTAATATTTCGCCTTCACATTCTTTGAAATAGGCGTCAATTTTTTCTTCAATTTCGTTCACCGTCTTATATATTGGTGGTCTTCCTACCTGTTTTCCCACGTTCTCACCTCCAGACATAAAATGCCCTAGCATAGTTATAGTTATATATACTATAATACCATACTAGGGCGCACGTAGCTCTCTACCACTTTTATAAATTTTTAAGTTTTTAAAGTCTGCCAATCAATTTGGCTAAATGATAATATTCCGCCATGACCTTGCGTTTGTAGCCATAAAAGTCATTCTCTGTTGCAGGAACCGCCCTGATCTTCTCCATTGTTCGATAGCCGATACTGTTGACGATGCTGTCATAGATTTGCGATTCAATGCCGGGTGCGTATTTGATAGATACCTGCAACAGATTGTATTTGTCACTCTCGTTAAGATTCCGTAAATGACTTTGTAATGTCGGTATATCGTCCGGCGGCACTCCGTAGTCAATCAGTGTTGCCTTTCTCAGTTTCATTTATTTCACCTTCTTCATTTAGGCTCCAGTCACATGGTATGCCTTGAAAACATTCTGGACAGTGTTCGTAGAATCCGCAGCCTTTGCAATCCGCTGGCTGTCCAGTGCAATATTGTTGTAATACGTGGTATGCTGATATAGCAAGGTTTGGTGTTATGTCTGGTGTAGGTTTGCTATTCATTTCTCCATCTCCTCCAGTTTCTTTACCGTTTTCCTGTAATCTCTGTTTGCAGACCGAAACATCATCGGAAGTATTTCAGATACAGGCCTCGCTCTGTTGGCTCGTTTGGCTTTCCTGGCACATATAAGTTCGTTTCCTTCTGGTACATATATTCCTACATAATGTGGAATTTCAAGGGATACCGCAGCGCATACATCTGTCGGCATAACCAGGTAGTTATAATCACCAATAAAATTCAACCCATGACCAGAACGAAAATCTTCAGCTGATGATTTAACCTCATAACAATAGCAGTCACCTTTTTCTATCCCGGACACACTATTGTTCACTGGAACAAATTTCATATAGTCCACTCTAACTGCATAGTTTGTAGAATAATCAAACGTCACCTCTTTTGCCCAGTAGATACGAGGATCGTTGTTCGGATTGATTTTCTTTTCAATCATGGTTGATAATTCTGCCGTAATCTCAGGCCTTGTCATTCTTCATCTCCTCCAACTTCTTCTCAGCTTCTTCACGGGTGAGGAATACCAAATCATTTAATTCTCCGAGCCATTCATCATGGTTTGCCCACAAAAACTGTTTACCATCTTTGCCACATTCAATTCCACTTAACACGTTTTCCCGAATATCCATGCCGCATATGTCCCATACAGTTGTGCCAATAGGACACGGCAATCTCACAAGCAAGCCCTGTTCTTCTAAGTCTTCATAAACAGCAAGTTTCGTAAGAATTTTATCCGCAAACGGTTTTAATAATCCATCCGTAATTTCTTCTTTTGCAACTCCTGTACCATCAACATTTCTTTCTCTTTCTGTTAATCTCTCCATCTACTTCACCTCTTATCGCTTGCTTTTTATCGCTCATTTTCATCGCTTGTTTTTGTAATTTCTCTCAAGCAGGCATTCCAACCGTCGGCAAATAAGTTTTTCTGCACTTCGTAATTGCTCACGGGTGCAGTTGTACTTTTCTTCTCTGGTAACAGCTTCAATGGACACCAATCAGGTCTTGATTTGCTTTCGTAATCATAATGTTCTTCTGTTATCAGAATTTCAACGCAGTCTAAACAGTCAGCTAATTCACACAAACCCTCATATTCAAGTTCGCCGCAGTATGTAGTTCCGAACGGGCAATCATAGCAATTCTCCGGTGTATCTATCACTAATACTGATTTACTCATTTTCTCTTACCTCTTTTCTGCAAGAATGCTCCATACCGTGCAGGACTAATGATAGTATCTTTTTCTCTGGTAGCCAGTCCATATCCGAGCCTTCCGTTCTTTTTATTTTCTTCCCTCGTAAACATGGTTGAAATGTCTTTGCCTTTACTCATTCAACTCCACCACCTTTCACGATTTCAATGGCCCTGTCTAATGCATTTCCTACCTTTTCATAAGCAATATCGAACTTTTTATCTCCTGTGTTTGCAATTGTTAAGAAGTATCTCATTTTTAATTGTTTCATCTGCTCAACAACCTTATCCACGTCAAAAACTGTCGGCTGCTCGTCAATAACTGCACCTATTGCAAAATCCATATCCGAACCTCCAAGAGAATCAATTATTTCGTCTGCATCAATTAACCGCATTTATTCATCCTCCCACATTCCCAACAACCACATTCTCTCATACAGTACAGCGACGGTCTTGCGCCTGTATCCGTAGAAGTCTTTTGGATTCATCGGGATATATCTTTCTTTGCTGATTTTCCTGTAACTTTTCCGGTGCAAGATATTCTCAACAACCATATCCGCTATCACCGTGTTCTTAGGGCAAGCTGACAAGGCGGCGCTGGTAAGCAGGTATCCGTACTCTGCCGGGAAGTCTTTCAGCATCGTGTTTAATTTTTCAATGTCCTCTGCCGGAATACCGTAGTCTTTCAGCTTTTTATTCCTTGTCAGCATACCGTTCTCCTTTCTATTCGTCTGGATGGTGTTTGTCGTACATGATCGCCACACATACAAGACTAACCACTCCAAATATAGTTCCAAGGGTGAATCCTAATAAGAATGTAATCATGCTTCCACCTCGCTATCCTCTGGCATCTGAAAGACCATTTTATTCATAAGTGCTTTTTCAATAGTTTCAGCCAAAAGTTCATTTTCTTTCGATGGTGGTGCTTCTGCGAACGTCTTTCCAATATTCGGAACTGTCATTGGAACTAACTCTGCGTCCGCACAGGCTTCCTGAAGCATGTCCAGTACCTTGATAGCTTTTTTCTTTGTGGAATATTCTCCGAGTAAATAACTGCATCTAGTGATATATGATGTTACAACTGTTTTTGTAGTCCCTTCTGCAATTTCGATACCAGCTGATACATTAAAATTAACTAATATCTCTTTATTCTGACTTCTGATTAACATTTTGCGTCCTCCTTGTAATTCTCAACCGCAGCTATTCTGTTCTCGTACATAGCGATTGCTTTTTTGAGTCTGTTGATTTCAACGTTATATCTTTCTAAAAATTTATCTTTTACAAACTGATAATTCGGTAATGTCAGTACAATGTACGGCGTTGAATGACCAGAAATTGTTCCGATATCTTCCTTTTTCACATACCCAATGCAGATTCCGTCTGGAAATCGAGTTGCTGCTTTGTAGGTTTTTGGCTTCTCAATCACCTCGCACCCCTCAACTCTGATCTTAAAAATATAGTCTCCTAACGTTTGGGTTTCTGGATTGTATTCTCTGTCGCTGTCTAAAATGTAGAAATACAATTTCATTTTGTGCCCTCACTTTCCCCATGTAAGCAACTGACACGCTATTGTGCAGTCCTCCATGATTTTAATACTCAATAAAATCAGATAATTCCATCTGACCATCTAAATTGTTGTCGTTCATCCACCATCTAAATACATCCTCTCCGGTCTCCCATTGAGTTTCTAATTCTTTTTCTTTTCGAGCATCTAACATTCTTTCAAAAGCTCTAATATAAGACTGTTTGTACTTAGGAAAATCTGCAAATTCTTTACACCTCTTTTTCCCGCTCATAGGACAGCCAATACAGCCAACACGATCATATCCACATTTGTACAAATCACAAGTTTCTATATGCTCTGAATTGATAAATTCCCATATATCAGAATCCTTCCAGTCAATGATGGGATTGACAACCATTTTATTTTTCTGCATACAAAGTTCATTCATTCTGCGATTGGCGTCATTGTCGTTCATTAGCATAACTGATGTGAATTTTTCTTTAGTTGCCTTTGTCGCACCAATTTTTTCAAATTCTTCTCTTTCTTTTCTCTGCCTGCTTTCAGCCCATCTTATACCAGTGGCAATATATCTATTTGCGCACCCTGTTTCTTTAAGAACTTGACAGCAGTAGCGAACTTGCCTTGTTGGTGGCATCAATTTTAATGGAATTAATTTCCACATCGTGATATGTTCGCCTTTATACTTCGGCATTTCTATTTCGCATTTAATTCCTTTTTCTTCCAAACTTTTAAATACATTTCGTATGTGCCGTACAGTTTGCGGTGCATCTGCCGTGGTGTGGCTATTGTGTACCTCAAATGGTATGCCCGCCCTACGAAAGAGTTCTAACATCACGTCAGAATCTTTCCCTCCAGAATATGTGCATACAAGTGGCTTTCCATAATGTTTCAACGAGAGATCAGATGCAAGTCGAATTCTCTCAATTGCTTTTTGTTCTAAATCCATTTATTTCTCCTATCCAAACGCTACCTGTCCGTTATTCTCCGGGATTCTTTAATACAATCCCTAACTCTTCTTTAATAGCGTCTACATAATCAATCCATTCTGCCAGACCGTCATTGATATAATCAGCAGCCCGGTCAAGTCCATTTCTGAATCTCTGACAGCGCTTCTCGCCAAAACCGAAATCGTCATGCAGAACGGCGATTGACAGTATTACGAATGAATCCGCTATAACCTCTTTTATCTTTTCTGACGCTTTATCAAGGTCTTTTACTGCCAGAGAGGTATGTATCCCGGTCGCACCCCGGAACTTGCATTCCTGTTCGAGGGCTTCAATCCCGCCCTGTTTGACAATTCGTCTGGCGAGATCAAGGCCGTCCTCCCTGCCCCGTTCATATTCACGCATTTTATTCATTGTGTTAGACCTCCACTCTTTTTTAGTTTTCCCATCCAACAGCTCTCCTTATCTTCTGAGTCAGAATGTCAAACTGTAAGAATAATTCCCTGTCCTTACATTTCCTTACTTTTATGTCACAGTCATAATCATTTATCTGATATTTCCCTTCTAACAGATCGCCATTATCCAGGTATCTTTGAAATACGCCTTTAGAAATCCCGAACCGTTCCAAAATTTCTATTCTGCTCATACTGTCGACGAATGTACCATCTGCTGTAACAATGTCATAAAGTTTCATTTTATCTCCTTACTTATCTTTCTTATTCCGTACCCAACCGGAGTATATGCCCTGTCGGTACTGGGGTGGTTCGTCTTGAGCAGGTCATCATCAATCAACTGATTAATATGTTTCCAGACCGTAGCTCTCCCGGCATCCACCCTTTCAGAAATTTCCGTAATCGACGGTGCATATCCAACCAGTTTGATATAACTGACGATATACATATATATTTCTTTTCTGAGAGCCTGTCCCTGTTCGTATCTATTCTTTGTGTTGTACGGCATTTTGATTCTCCTTTTCCAATTCTTTTGCCTTATTAAACATCTTGGAAAGATAATTCGAATAAGCAACAAGCATGTGATCTACAAATCCATTTTTGTTATATTTTTCAGATACAACATGGATCTGTTCAACTACCTGCTGCCAGTATTCATCTTTTGCCTCAATTCCGGCAGTCTGGAGGACCAGTGCCGGAAAGTCAATCTGTAAAAACTTTATGGTGTTCGGTATCTGCTCATGCGTCACTCTCATACTTACGCACCTTCTTCTACCTCAAAACTCTGTTCAAGAAGTCGCTCGTTATCCTTGCTAAACGCCTTTATATAGCTCTGTTTTATCGGTCTGATAAAATGTATGCCGTTAGCTGATTTAGCCCGGGAAACAGCCACATAGAACTGTCCAGGATCCCAACAGCAAGGGTCAATGTTGATTTTTTCAAATGTCTGTCCCTGTGATTTATGAATGCTGATTGCCCAGGCAAGTTTTACCGGGAACTGAGAGAAAGAGCCTACTTTCTTACGGACAATCTTCTCTTTCACGATCTTCCGACCATCCTTTTCTTGTTCGGATTCCTCAATAACCTGTTTCTCAATGTCTTTATTGTATCTATATAAGCTAACTGTTTTGCCCTTATCAGTTTTGATAACCAGATAAGATTCTTCAAATTCTCCGTTATCCACAATTTTCTGAATGATGCCAATCGTTCCATTGACGTAGTTTCCAGACAGATCATTGACTGTAATCATCACTTTTGCACCGATGTTAAGAATTAAGTCCTCTCTGGCAAATGCAATGTTCTTAATATCGGCAGATGTTAGCTCGCCGTCAACTGCTGCATGAAACACTTTTTCGGTCTTTTTATCCAACTTGCCAAGGAAAGTATTGTTAATTCTGTCAGCTTCTGCATTAGTGCCAACCAAGAACGGCGCTTCCGGTATAACTTTGTCTGATTCGTTGTTCTCCAGATATGCAATGGATTTTCTAATATTGTTGCCATATTTAATATCATTCAGCACATACTTAAATCCCTCATCATTCTGCCTGCATACCTCATCAAGTTTGATATATTCAAATCCCATTTCTTTCCAGTATTCAGACATGAAAGCATATCCATGTTCATACTTTCCACCCTTTCCATAATCAGATCCATACATCCGACAGAGAATTTTTCGATCGTCTGTCGTAATAACTGGCGGAAGCTGGTAGAAATCACCTATCACGATTAACTGAATGTCTTCTTTGTCCTCTCCGATCAGAAGTCTGTCAACTGCTCTCTCTTCATTCTCCGTGATAATTGTCTTTGCAATCATGTTAAATAAATCAAATCGGCACATGCTGATCTCGTCAATAATAAGAATATCCGCTTCCTTCAACAGTTCAGCTCTGGATTTCACTTTTTTCTTGTAATCCTCAAATTTGATTGAGATATTCAATGCACGATGTACGGTAGTCGCCCCGTATCCGATATTGTCCGCAGCTATTCCAGTAGTAGCAGATACCAGAACACTTTTACCAGCTTTTTCCGCCTCATCAATGAATGTCTGAATAACCGTTGTCTTGCCTGTTCCTGCATCACCTGTCAGAAAAACATTACTACCAGACAGCATCGTGTCTAATGCATATCTCTGCTTTTTATTGAGATCGTCTTTTTTCATTTTGTAACCACTCCTTATAATAATTATGTCAACTAAATATTTTTGCAATATTCAATTAATTTTGTTATAATAAATCTAATTGTATATACTTTTTAATTTTGTAACCCATGTGTAACCGACTTTTTCAACCTATTGGTTACGCCACAAACCCTTATTTTATGTGGGCTTCAGAGGTGTGTAACCGTGTAACCAATGTAACCAAGGTTTTTATATAGGAGAATCACTAGAGTATATGTTTTTTATACACTCTCAAACTTTCTCCTATAGGATGTTTTTTTTCGTGTTACAACGGTTACATGGTTACAAATTACGAAAACGGAACATTTGTTTCGGCATCAGCTGGCAGAAAACCAGTTTCAATAACCTCATTTTCTTGCTCGTTTTCAAGACTTTTTATATCAACAATCTTTACCGCAATAAGCCTCATTACACTTCCACCGTCTCTTTTTAGTACCGTATCTCTTTTTCCTGTGTGCTTGATTAACTCTCGATTAATCGCCCAGGCCGAAAAGGCTTTTCTGGAGAATCCATTGTTCTTCAAAAGGTTTTCAAGAGGTTTCGGATAAAAATATACATATACATCTCCATATTCATCTGGCGTTTCCTTGAATCCCCACTGATCACAGCTAAATTGCGCATCAAAGTGCTGTCCGTACACTGAGAGACTTTCAAGAATGAATTCATAGCATCTCTGACCTTCTGATACATCTTTCTTGCGTGTAGGTATGTCTACAACGTCCTCGACCGTCAGCTCACGTCCATCCTTAAATATGAAATCTGTAGCTAATTTGTCAGCCAGCAGAAGTGTAGATATTGCCATTACCTGCTTTGCTGGAAAGTCATATCCGTCAAAACCTTTCTCAATTTCGGCTTTCATTTCTTTCAGATCATCCGATGTGAACTGTTTGAGATTTCCAACGAACACTCTTCCAGCAAAGCCGTAGTTCTTCACGACAATGCCGTTAATCTCTGCTGGATTCTCGTAAATATCCTCACAACATTCAATTTCAATAATTCTGTTGATAGCTCCGCCGGAATCTGCAAATTCCGAAATAGGGTTCTCACCGTTGCAAATAGTCACATTACTCCATGTATTTTCCTTAGCTGCTCCGAGGTCCTTATTTGAACGTGCTTTTCCTTTGCCAGAACAGAGATTGTAAATCAATGTTTCGTAGTTATCCCGGATATACTGAGAAGCATTCTTCGAGTCGTCCAGAATCATCGGAAAGTTATTGAGCATATCTGCCCTTGTCTCCAATGATGTATCTGTTGAACGAAAATTCCCAACGTAGGCTCCCGGTGCCGGATTCCCCCAAACCGATGCCGCTATATTGATTGTTACCGTCTTTCCGCCTCCTGTCTGCCCATAAAAATCTACGATGAACGGTAGCGCATCAAGCGGCTGTATAAGAACACTCGCAAAAGATGCTGCCAGTGCTATTCGCGGTTCCAATCGTCCGCATGATCGTAGCTGCTTAGCCAGAGTCACCCACTTGAAGTAGTCTCCACTTTCCTGTATACTTTGGAATAGCGTTTTAAAGCGGTATTCACCGTCAAAAACGATTGAAAGGTCGTAAGGGACAAATGTATTACCATGCCACCCCAGTTTGCTTGTAGAGTGCTGTATGTCGATCATATCGGCATTGTACATTTCAACATCCGCCAGATACTTTACGAGAAGCCTTGCATTCTCTGAGTTGACCTGCACCCCGAACCTTGCAAGATTAGTTATTGCCCTGGAAGTCACAATGTCAATTTTTGGAACAGTTATTTCTGTCCAATATCCATCCCTTTTAAAAGCCACCGTGATCTGTTCCTCTCCTGTCTCGATGTTTTTTAGACGACGTATCGGCATGATCGGGTGGTGACATACAAGTTCTCTTGCCTTAGATGTTTCAGAGGAAAATATTCCGTTCTCTGTAGCTATCCAGCTACCACAAGCCATGTTAGGATATTCCTTATCAACAGAATCAGGATAAAAGTTTGTGATGTTTTCAACTAACTGCATAGAACGATTTACTTTTTCTTCTTTTTCCTTTTCCTGTTCTGCTTTCTGGAATTCCTTTATGAACTCTTCTGCTATATGCTTCGCTTTCACACTTTTTGCCCGGTCCATCAGCTTAAACTTGATTTCTGAGCGGTCAATTTTACTTTTTACTGAAAAAAGCTCTTCATACAACTGCTTTTCCATAAAGTCTTGTGCCTGTAAGTTTTCAATATTTTCAAGAATTTTTCTCACCTCCTGACTTAGCTGATAACATTTCGTATCTGCTTTTTTCTTTCTCAAGATTAAACTGGCACATATACCACTCTTCTGAATCAGGAGGGAACGTTTTTAGTGCTGTTTCGTACATAAGTATGTTCTTTTCTACCTGCTCAATCTCATTAGGATCCTGAACAGGGTTGTGTTTTTTTGATTTAATATCTCGCATTTCATGTCTGATCTGGTTGCGGCTTTTACCTTTTTTTGATATATAAGTGCCACCCAGCTCAATAAACGCCGTACTAAAAGGGACGGATTCGTATTGCATCACAAAATCAAACACATCACCGCCAGTTCCACAGCCGAAACAGTAAAAGGAATCATCGTAGATTTTGCAGGATGCTGACTTTTCCTTGTGAAAAGGGCAACATATAAATCCTGCTCTATTCGGCCTTAGCCCGTACCTGGAGAGAATTTCTGGCATTTTTACTGACTGTTTGATTTCTCCCTTAGTCATGACAGCAGCTCCACGATCCGCCACCCAGTTTCTTCTTTCGTGCAGAATTCAAATCGGACTCCGTATCTATCTCTGATTGTGCAGAGAGATTTATACAACTGGCAGCCATCAACAGCCTTGTCAGAGATTACAGTCTTTACTTTTTTGCCGTTTATCGTCCTCCAGATAACTTTGTGTTTCCTTGGGTTCTCCCAAAAATACACATCGCCAACTGATTTAATATCTGGTCCATGTTCACATAGGATAATCAGCTGAATACCGGCTTCACGTGCCCTGATAAGTTCTGCCTTGAATCTTTCGTGTTGCTGGCAGACATTTCCACAAAGCTCTTGTAAATCCTTTTTACGGTCAATACAGAGTTTTGCGTTGTCTAACGACTGATAATCTCCGCAGTATAACTTCGATCGAAAATACTGCACTCCAAGACTATCAAACTGACTCTGAATCCGTTCCCATTCTGATTTATGTTCCCTTGTGTCCACTTGTATAACCATTAAAAACACATCCTTTTAATTAAATGGAAGTTCTTCCTGTACGCTGTCTGGAATATTCATAAAGTCCGTACCTGCTGGATTGGCTCCCATGATAGCTTCTTCTTTCAGATGATCATTATAGGCCTTTGTAGTACGCTCTTTTGGAATATCAGCATCATTTATTCCTTCAATACTGCGGAATCGGGCAAGCTTGTGACAATTAATTTCTCTATTATCGTACCAGTCTTTTTCAACCCCAAAGACACCGCCGATCAGTTTACTCTTGAACTGCTGCCCGAAATTGTCACCCCATTTAACTGCAAATCCAGGGTTGGATTTTTCCACGCAAGTAATAAAAGTCTTGAGATTGCGAACGCCATAATCAACGTTTTCATCAATAATCATATAGTTAGTGCCGGCATTCGGATATTTCTTGTCTGGACGGATATCATTTTCAAACTGCTTCATAAAGTACCCCGCCTGTTCGTCTCCTTCTGCAAAATCAAACAAGATAACGAGCATATCAAGTCCACCCTGTGTTTTTTTCTCTGATACCTGCTTAATTACCATTTTGTGCCCGCCAAGAGCAATCGGTTCAAATTCTCCTGCTGCCTGTGTAGTATCGTAATTATTTGGTTTCTGCATTGTCTGTTCCTCCTAATTCATAATAATCTCTGATAACCTTGTCAACTTCTGCAAGGTCGTTATCAATAGTTAAACTGTCAAACATCCCGATCGGGGACTTACTTACCGCTCCCTGACTGGACTGAGTGACAAATAAGTGCTTTCCACTCTCTTCGATGCATCGAAGAACGATGGTAAACATGCCCTCGATGCAAACTTTTTCGTCCAGAAGCTTACCAATTGTCTTAGGCTTTACTTCCCCGGAGTCATCTTTTTCCTCATGCATCATAAGGTAAACAATTTTATTCTGCGGTACTTTTATTACAATGAACTGGATAAGATTCCAGAAATAGTCTCCAATATCATTGTACAGAGCGAACACTGCATTGCCTTTTCCGGCAGAAGCGTGTCCCTTCATGAAATGATTCGTAATAAGATATCCTGCATCATCAATCACAATTGACTCCGCTTTTGATGCGATCAGACACTTCATTACCTGTTGGTAATCATCTGTAAACCATCCGTCAATCTTTCCTTTAAACGGAAGCGGTTTATTCAATACTCTAATAAGATTCCAATGTTCATTCTGGCAGTTTCTAAGACTGGTGCTCTTGCCAGAACCAGATTTTCCAATAATTAATACGGGTGTTGCCATTGCTATTCCTCCTTGTCATAAACCACATGTTTACTGCCCTCGATAATCAGCAAACTCGCAATATCTTTCATTGATAAGGTTGATTCGTTATAGATTTCAACCAGTGCGTTGTATGCGTCTGCTGATACTTTCACAACTGGGTTGTTCTTATCAGTTACAGGCTGTTTCTTCCTTGCCGGAATACGGATTTCAAATTCACTCATAGCGTCCTCCTACTTAATCTGAATATTTTGAGAAGTTTTCAGTGAAATTCCCGGAAATTCTTTTCCAGCTTTCAATGCCGCTTTCAATCCGATTTTGTCAGGTATAGGCTCTGCATATTTAAGAAATTCCTCAGGAACAGTTGCCCCCACTGAAATATCTACAGAATCACTTTTTCTGTAAGAAATTGATACCTTTGCAGTCTTAAATTTCTCACCGTCCAGATATTTTGAAAGAAATTCTTTTAATGAAGTTGCTTTGTTCTCGGCAACTTTTTGACGTGCTGCAAGGTTATCTTTTTCTTCTTTTAAGGCTTTTGCATCTGACAGAAGATTTTTGATCCAACAACCGATACCCTCAATCTTCTGATCCCTTTCTATCTGAAGAGCAGAAAGCCTCTCAACGTCAATGATTTCTCCTGTTTCCATGTCTACACAATCCATAATTGCGTTGTCAATTTCGTACAATTTCATTATCTTTTCTCCTCTCTTTTAAAAAAACAATACAATGTATCCGTCTCATGGCATTCGATATGGTCCAGAGACATGTCACAGTTCTCATAATCCAGAATATAATCCCCCCTGGATTGAAGCTCTCTGAGCAATTCGTTAATACATCCTGCTATCTCCAGACTGGGAAGAAGTTTCATAATTGCTATCTGTTTACTCATTTGGACACTTCCCATCTATTAGAAGCTCTAACAGGAAAGTTTTGATTACTTTGAGGCTTTCGCGACTCTCTTTTTCAAAAAAAGAATTAAAGGATACATTCCGATATAAGTCCCACTTAAATACGCCTTTAGGAAGTCTAACGTCCTCTTTTCTTTTAAGCCCTCTTACATCCAAGCCGTAGCCTGAAAAAACGAACGTGACACTTGCTGTCGGAACTTCATTCACGACTCTTTTACAGAGTTCATAAATTTCGTCAATTTCTTTCTCGAACATTTCTTTATCCTCCTTATTTCCTACTGCCAGTCTGCTTTCATCTGGCGCACCGCCCATGCTGCCGAGATACCGAAAAAGATGTTCAGCCAGATAGGTATATCCACATATTTCCCGGCAAGCATACAAACAGCAATTAGCATATATTCTTTCATTTTATTTCATTTCTCCTGCAATCCACGCAAGGTTGCTTGCCACCAGCGCGGCGACTGTCACAATCCATGCCGTGAACCATCTTTTTGACTTTTTCTTGCTTTCTTCGACAATGTCAGTCGCAAGTACTACTTCGATGTCAGCCCATGTAAGCTGACTTTCGTTTTTAATTTCGCTCATATCTAGCTAATTTCTCCTTATTTTTTCTTATTTGTCTTTACAATTAGCAGATAGAGGCTTATAATTAACCTGTATCTACTAAGCGCGATTTAGTAGATGCAAGCTCCGGGGTGGAGGTGTTGGCTCCCTCCGGGGCACCTACTTATTAAGAGCAGCTTTGCCTTTCCAGATATGTCCGGTCACTTCATAGACTTTTCTAGGGCTTATGATGTATGTGATTCGGCCACCGGAAAGGCTTTTTGCTGGCTTATTATTCTGCACAGCCACGCCAATCGGCAACCACCCGTACACAATCCCTGCCCGGATTGCTGTAATAGGAAGCCCGATCAATTGGCTTGCATCGGCTACGGTCATACTCTCTGAAGAGAACTCCGGCATCTGCGGAATGCCTGATATGATTCTCGCAACCTCTGCGGCGAACTGATGAATTTCCACATTTTTTTTGATGTAAGTATCAACTTCGCTCATTTCATGCTCCTTTCATATTTGTTTTTATGAATTTTTTTACCTTTGATTTCTTCTTTCTCTTTTGAGTTTTGAATGGAGATTTCTTTCCGGTAAAATGTGTAAAATTATTTGCTCCCATTATTTATCACCTATTGTATTTCCTTTCCCCTCTACCTATAATGCATTTACAGGCACCGACATGCCGAGTATAACGAAAGGGGAATTATATGGTTGAAACAATTACACGACTGTATCATTGCCACAAGATTCACAAACACGTGACTGTTTATGAAGAGTATGAGGTTTCTGATAGCGGTCGCCACCTACTGCGGTGCTCATGTCCATATCATCAATACACGGAAATGAAGCCGCACTGTGATGGGTATAATGATCATGGTTTTCAATGTGGTTATGCAAAAAATCAATAACCAGGCTCACTAACTCATCCGGTCGCTCGCTGGGCGATAGGTAACAGTAAAGCCGTAGGTCACATTTGCAACAGTCTCCACCAGATTCTTTGCAGTGTTGACTGACGGCTTTGTTAAATTGTAATGCATCCATTTATTCTCCTTTCCGGTAGCATTATTGCGACTGCTGTGTAAAAAAAATGTCTATTGCTTCATCCCTACTTAAAGGAACTGCGTTTACAATTCCGTGAATTTCACCGATTGTAAACTTCTCGCCGCCGTCTTTCAGCTTGCGGTAAAAAGTACTTCTGTCCATACCAATTGCGCTTGCAACAGCTTCTTGCGTATTTCCATGCTCAACAATTTTACCTTTAAGTCTTGCTATATTTACAATCACAAGTTTTACCTCCTTTCCAGTAGCATTATTGCGACTTTGTGATTATATATTACCTCTTGCAGTCGCATTTGTCAATACTAAAAATCGCATTTTTGCAATTATTTTTGTTGCATATTTGCATCACTTGTGGTATTATAATTTCAAGGAAAGGAGGTGTGGAAAATGTCGGAAACTGGTGAACAAATGAAAAAAAGAAGAAAACAGCTTAATATGAGTGCTGATGAGTTGGCTGAGAAATTAGGAGTTTCAAGATCAACTATATTTAGATATGAAAAGGGTGATATTGATAAAGTTCCTGCTGAATACATAGATAAGTTAGCGAAAGCACTTAGCACAACGCCCGCTTACCTAATGGGATGGGAAGAGAATTTGGAAACAAACACGGATTTTATTCCAAAGATGATGTCAAATCCGAACATCGTTGAACATGTTAAGTTGCTGATTGAATTAAGCGAATCTGATAAGAAAAGCGTTTTCGACATGATTGAATTTCTTCATAAAAAAGGCAGGGATTAATTCCCTGCTTTCTTAATACCCCCATTGTTTCTTGAACGAAATAATCATGTTGTATAAAAACTTCATAAATTTTTCGCTATGTATATTTTCTATTAGTTCAATAATCTCTTTCTTATAATCCATAATAACCCTCCCTATCACAACTACCATCTACGCTACAGTATATGTCCGGCCGTGGGAAATAGAACCGAACATTAGTTCGTTTTGCTATTATACCATCTATTCCGACTCTTGGCAACTGCCAATGATATACATGAACTCTCACTATTTTATAGAAAAAAACATTTCTTTTTCATCTAAATCACTCTATTTCGTTCTAAATCTTTACAATATGCTCTTAAAATGATAAAATAAAAATACCACGAATAACCGTACTTTACATAATATTGCAAAATCAGCGGTACAAAATACATAATCCGCATGGAAAGTGCGAAGCGTGGCGAAAACATATCAGGAGGGTGTTTATCATGAATGAAAAGAAAAAATATTGTAAGCACTGCGGAGAACTTATTGACGACGACTGCGTAGTGTGTCCTAAGTGCGGAAAGCAAGTAGAGCAGTTGACTTCTAACAACAAAGACATCATCATTAATAATTCTGCATCTTCCTCTGCATCCTCAGCGGCGAGCTCAGGTACACCGTATATAAAGCGGAAAATGCCATGGTATCTCAGTTGGTTCTGGATTTTAATATTGGGTGCTTGTTCTGGCGGAATATATTGGATTGTAGGAATTGTAATGAGAGTAAATTGGAAATCACATAATTAAATAAAAACCGCCCCGGCATTGGCGTACTGGGACGGCGTTTATACATCTCCGAAGAGATGCTATACTCTGGCAAAACATATTGTATCATCTTCGGAGCAGTCGAACAAGACAGAAAATTTGTTCGGCTGTTATTTTTATACTCAAACAACCGTTTAAAGAAAAGAGGAATAAAAATGGCGAAGAAAAGAAAGAAATATCCAAAATTGCCGAATAATTTCGGCTCTATCCGGTATCTTGGCAAGAACCGGAGAAACTGTTTCGCAGTGCATCCACCAGCTACACCGGACGCTACTGGCAAACTAAAACGCCCACCTGCGATCTGTTACGTAGATGACTGGATAAAAGGCTTCACTGTTCTGACAGCATACAAAGCCGGCACGTACCAACCCGGCATGGAACGGACTCTTGAGGTATCTCCTACAATGGACATAGACGCCCTTGTGAACCGCTTAATTGCTGACTACAATACAATTAAGGGTGTCGAAGGAAAGCACCCGGAAATCAAGAAATTGACGTTCTCAGAGGTATATAAACAGTTTTATGTGTGGAAGTTCCCAGAGGGGACAAAACTGTCGCACAGCTCAAAGGAAGCATACCGGACAGCTTATACGAACTGTACTGTTCTGCACAATCGCATATTCGAAGATTTAAAGGCTCCTGATATGCAAAAGGTTATTGATGATTGTAAGCTGAAAAAGCAAAGCCAGATGGCTATTTTGACTCTGTTCAAGCAGATGTACAAATATGCTGTCTACTCAGAGATCGTAACGGAAAATAAGGCGTTATATGTCCATGTCAATGCTGATAATGACACCGAACATGGAACACCATTTTCCGATCAGGAGATGCAAGTGTTGTGGAATAATACCGACGATCCAGAAGTGCAGCTCATTCTTATCATGTGCTATTCTGGATGGCGAATTGGTGAAGTGCTAAAACTCACAACTAACTTGGAAGAAAAATACTTTCAAGGCGGCATTAAAACAAAAGCCGGTAAAAACAGAATTGTCCCGATACATCCTGCCGTATATCATTTTGTCGAACAGAAAGTACTGACACAAGATGGAAAATTATGCGTGTATACTCAGCAGCATCACAGAAAAGCATTGTTCTATCCTACACTGGAACGTTTAGGAATAGTCGGTAATCCGAAGCACACGCCGCACGATTGTCGGCACACCTTTTCTGCTTTATGCGAAAAATACGGTGTCCGGGAGAATGACCGAAAACGAATGCTAGGCCACTCCTTTGGCGGAGATGTTACAAACGCTGTGTACGGACATAGGACACTGGAAGAACTTCGGACAGAAATAGAAAAGATAAAAGTTCCATTTGTGACTAACTGTGACTAACGGAACCCATTTTAATCTTTCTAAAACAACCGAAATATCATTATCGAAATGCCGGAAACCCTATTAAAATCAACGTTTTTAGCGATTTTGCAAGGATTTCCCACATTTCATTTTCATTATTCTAATTTTATTAATTGTGACAAACAAATAGAATTTAGAAAATTGCGCAAATGCCTGTAAATACAGTGTTTTTGCCACTATTATATTAGGAAACAATATTTTTATCTGTGACTAACGTGTGTCTAACGATAACAGTCTAAAACTTCCGAAATGATACAAAATATGTTTATAAATAAAGTTCCCGGGGAATTAACCCCGGGATGTTTTTATATGGCAATCAAATCTTTCCAAGTAGCAGATCCGCAAATACCATCCACTTCCAGAACTTCTTTTC